TCGTGTTTGTTCTCTTTATCCTGACAAACTTTCGACTACCTTCATCCATATTAGTTTTTGAAATTGGATATTGTGAATTATTATTTGATGTAATACTTGTTTTATCGTAACTATCACTTTGAAGCAAAAGATTAACCCCTCCACGTATATTATTCACCGCCTCCCACTCACTACTTACTGCATATCCCGTGTAAATGGTTGATGTTGGGTTTTTGTAAACTACTTTTACCCTCGACCAGATATACTTTCCATTTTCCCAAGTCGGTGGCGTTGTGCTCCAATTAACATCGCCCTCTGCGGGTTGAGTTATCTTTGATGAAGATAAAATGAATTGTTCGGTAACGCTATCAATTCCCTGACCTGTTGCACCAGTTTTTGGAGTGATGTTTGCCGGGGTTGAATAAGTGGGGTTTCCGCTTGAATAGGTTGTTTTTGTTCTCGTCCAAAGCTGTTCACCTTCTGCCAATGTCGGTGCGGTTGTAGCCCATCCTGTCGTTGGTGCTGTAGTCGGGCTTGTGTTCTTTGCAAACTCAACGTCAACCAATGTAACTGAGACTCCCGCATCCCCTTTTTCGCCTTTCGTCAGTTGCCAAGTGTAATCAGCGTAGTTCGTGCTCTCCGTTGCTGTTGTTTTATTAACTGCGATACCTATGTATGCCTTACCTGTAGGGCTATCACTCATACCGCTTGTGGGTGTGTCGGCATATTTTATCCAAGTATAATATTGCGTTCCATCCGCACCCTTATCTCCAGGAATTCCCTGCTCACCCTTTATTAGAGACCATTGATAATCGCTATAAGTTGAACTTTCAGTAGGAGTAGTTTTATTATATGCAAAACCTATATACGCTTTCCCAGTAGGATATTGACTCATTCCTGTTGTGGGAGTGTCGGCATAGCGTACCCATGTATAATATGTGACTCCATCCGCACCCTTTTGTCCTGGTATTCCCTGTAATCCTTGATCGCCTTTATCCCCCTTATCCCCTTTCGCCCCTGTTCGTGACTTCGCAAATGCTTGAACCTTTGTTAGAGAGAATGAAGCTCCTGCCGAAGTTTTTCCTGCGATTGTAAATGTTATTGTTGCATTGTCGGCTGTCATGTTTGAAGCGTTCGCAAAAACGCATGTCAGTCCGCTTTCGCTCTTTGTTCCTGCTGTTATTCCTGTTGCCGAAGCCGTAACGTTGAACTTCCCGTTTGCCGTTCCTATACCGTCATAATCCAATTCGGTCGCACCCTCGAAAACTCTTATAATTGTTCCAGAACCTGTGTAGTCTGATACAACTCCTTCGGGTGATGCAGGCAAAACATCTGCCTCGTTACTTAATACCGCATTGATAGCATTCACTCCGCTTGCACCCTTGAAAACGACAGGAATTGCCATCGTATCGAGCAGCGTTGTTTTTGCTGCTGCGTCGTATAGTCTTACCGTGTAACTTGTTTTTCCGTCTCCATTAGCGGGTGCAATCGTTACAGGACTTGCCGTTGCTGCACCGGCCTCCGTGCCTCCGTTAGGCGTAACGGTAATGAATCCTCCTGAAGTGGTTGTTGTTCCGCTTCTTAACTCTCCGCTTACCGTTACGGGTGTATGACTTCCCGAAGTTGCTGCGTTGATGGCATCCTTGTAAATTACAGGTGCACTCGCTTTTACAGACCAGTATGTCGCTTTTACTACAGCGGCATCGATGGCGGCTTGGACATCCTCGGGAGCTTCCGTCCAATCCTTGGAAGTTTTATTGCCCCTAACTAATTTTATCCACTCAATAGCAGAATCAACAGTTACGGTATTGGGAATAGGGTAAACATGTATAGCGGTATTAGAGGCAGTTCCTTTTATCCATTTAAATGTTTTTATTGCTATCCCATCGACAAATTGCTCTGGATAAATAGTAGCTCCGGCGCCAACTGTACCACCAGAATTATACAGTGCAAAATATTTCTTACCAGCTCCAAGAGACCCTTTTATCACAACAGTAACATCTTCCCCGTCCACCAACGTCTGACCGATAGGAGAAAGGTTATATACCTTTGTCGGGTAATTCGAATTAGTTACCGGAACACCTGAATTAAGCAATAAATTACGATAGCCCATCTGCAAATCATTTACCGCCGTATCGTCCGTGTATCTGACTTTCTTTACCCAATGAGCCTGAACAAACGTTGTGCTGTCCTGCGTGGCTGTGAGAATTTCACCACTTTTGTAGGCTATCCCGTTGACGGTTTGATCGGCTGCCAATACCCACATGTCGCCAAACTTGTAAGATGAAGGCTGAATAAGATATGTAGTGCTTTTCCCGTCTGCGGTGCTCTGTGCCTGTGCCGCTTTTTGAAGTGCCAAGACGGCATCGGAATCCGCAATTTGTGTCCACGAGTAGACTGTGCCATTTTTAACGAAACGCCATGATTTTCCTGCATCGGTTGCAGGTGCTTGTGCTGTATTTGTAAAAGTGTCTCCTATATGCCTATCCTTGATTGTATTTGTAGTCCAGTCAGAAGCGGGGTAATTCGCCAAAGTTGGAGAATACGGATAGAACCAATTGGAGACCTCTCCGTCGATTTGAGCCTGTAATTTGCCCACCTCCGTGTTGATTAGACCAACGTTTGCCGCCGCATCATCTATAGCCTGTTGCGCCGCCAAAGCTGCAGCATTTGCCGCCCCCTGTGCGGCCTGAATGTCCTGTGCGGCTCCATCAGCCCAATCGCTTAGGTTTTGGGTTGTGCCGCCGGTGGAAATAAAGCGAATCCTCCCGGCTATAATTCCATTTAATAGATCAAAGTAGGTCTGCCCATCTTCCGATGCAATTGTATTGGTAACAACCCGCCCAGGTAATATTTCGGTATAGCCGTAAAGCGTGGCAAACGAACGATCCCCCGCATTTTCACTGTTGAGTATTCCAACGAGGAAATGGTAATAACCCGCCACCGTTTCCATGGCAATAGCCGTTTCGGAACATAAAAATGTTCCGGCTGTGCCCGTTTTGGCACATTTCGCATAAAGGTAGTACGCTTTCTCCGAAACAAGCGCAGGCGAAGTATAGGCCGCCATGTCCCAAAACTTGTATATTTTTGATGCTGTTGCAGTTGAGAGCGTGGTAATCCCCAGCGTCATGTGTTGCAATATGCCTGCGGCGGCTGTTAGCTGCTTATTTGTCGCATTGAAAGCCACGGAATGATTAACCTTTACCGGCGTTGTTTTGCTATTCACAAACCGGAACTGCAGGCTTTCATCGCCCGCAATCAGCTGCATCGTTTGTACGGTAATCGGGTTAATCGCCCCGGAAAAGTTAAGCAGCGAAGCGTTAAGCATCTCCATCGTTTCCCGTGCGTCGCGCCATTGGCGTTTTGTGAGCCGGATAATTTCTTTTTTCGATTCTTCAATTACGACTTCATCAGCTTCCAATTTCGCCAGTTCTGAGGAGAACGAACCCGATATCGGCGCGTTACTGAGCGTAATTTCAGGTTTGTGTGGCTGGTTTACGTAATCTTTTATCGCCACAATGCGAATAACCACACCAGTGGTTTGAAATTGCGTGTCGGAAAAAAGCACGTGACCACCCGGCACAATTTTTCCGCCAATGGCTAACCATTGCGATTTCGACCACACGCCGTCCAGCTCACCCGTAAAACGGAAACGGTCGGCTTCGTTTTCGGTAAAATAGCGCACCGCTTCGCGGAACATGTCCCACGATGCGCCCGTCTTGGTTGCACTGTCTGAAATATACGCGTTGGGCATCGATATATTGAAAATGGCGTACTTATCGCCGACGGCTGGAACGAATACCCCGCCAGGCATGATATGACCGTCCAGTTCCTGCGGAACGATTTTAAAACGCCTTTCGGCATGAATATAACCGGTTAAATCGGTTTCGGTTTGCTCAATATCGAACTCACGGCCTGCCAGTGCGCCGCTTTCAAATTTTATAATTGCTTTTTCTCCGGCAATACGACAATCGCGATAATTCAGCGTTTCGGGGATAGAGCTGTCTTTTATATCGTAAAAGTTTTTGGCTGCATCAACCACAACTACCTCGCTCACGGTTCCCACGCGCTTGGGGTATATTTCCGAAGCGTCGTAACTGTCCTCGGCGGTGTTGGTTCCGCCGTCGCGGGTAATATACATCCCGTCGGCGTCCGTGCGATATGTTTTTCCGTCCACAACCAAGGTGGCTGATTTCGGCAAAAGCAGCGATTTGCTGTTATACGTTGAAAAGTCGATGTTTCTTTCGCCGCCCTGAACATAGAGACGCCCAACCGGTTGCTTGTCGCCGTCATTGTAACGGCCAACGCCCGGGAGAAAACCGTTACCTTTACCATACGATAATGGCAGTGGCGCGGCTTTAAATTTTTCTACTTTGCGAAGGTGAACGGTTTTATTTTCAAATTCGTACTCCGTTTCCCATTCTTGCGCTATTCGGCCGAACACATCTATGCAGTACTCGTGGTTGAAGCTGAGTGTTTTCTCCGGGGCATCGATGCAATTACCGACCACCCAACCACCCGCGGGATCGTTGGCATTTAGGCACGCAACGAGGTTCTGCAGGAAAACAATCGGTTTTGCAGTTAACGAGAATTTAAGCCTATACGGCTTTGTGCTCATATCCTTGTATTTCACGAATTTCAGAAACTCGCGATAGCCGTGTAGCGTAAGCGTATATTCATGGTTGCGGGTACTGTGTTTCTTAAATTCCTGAGGGCGCCACAATGTGTATCGCGCACTCTCAAAATTTACGTACGAAAATTGCGGTACCGTAATTGGCCCGGTCATGGAAAAATTAAGCGTAAGCGAATCATCCGTCATGATGGAGCGGTAACGCACTGAGGAGTCATCGACGGCGATATCGTATATTTCTATGCCCTGTGGGTTGTATATTTTCATATTTCCTGCAATATCAAATTAAAACTCACCTTTATCTTTCGGGAAAACGGTGCTTCCTTTTTAAAATTCGTCATTTTACTGTAATAGCAGTTTAGTATCGCCCCCGTTCGGGTAACGCCCAACTGAACGGCTGTTGTAATCCGTAGGTTATTAAACAGTGCCGTATGATTCGTCCAGAACTCGTTTAACGTGTCCGCCAGCATAGTGCTCTCGATAACGATCTGCCGCGATGTTTTTTTCGGGGCCACACCCGTGTCTGCAATAAGCCCATTTAAAGATTGAATTTTTCGAACCATCCCCGATTTTGCAGAGTACGGCTGCAAGGCGGTTGAATAAATATCCTGTACTACAACGCCGAATTTTGACAGGTCGTAACCGTTAATCGATATCTGCGCTAAATTTGTCCGGTTTGAAACCGGAGAAATCACAGCAGGCGTGAAAAGTTGCAGCGGGTCATCCATGGAGTACTCCGCAGTTATGTAGCCTGTTTTTTTGCGTGGGTTGTATAGCCCCCCTTTATGCTTATATCCTGGGAAACCGAGAAAACGGAGCGAAAACGTTTTGTTGAATTCCTTTACAAAAACATTCCGCAACCCGGGCGCAAAATGTAACGTTTCAAAACTGTTTAAATGGCTTTTAAATGTTGCTTCCGTTTCGGCCACGATCACATAATTAACTTTTACAGATTTAGCATCGAAACAACAGTCTGTCAGGTCAACGTCCAAGCCGTCAAACTCTGCCCAATCGTTTTGGTCGGGTGTTCGCCTGTCCGGGAACGATATAAAATCATCCGAACCGCCTCTCTCGATAAATATTCCGTAGGCGGCCAGATCAACCGTATCAATTATGCAACTGCCTAATGCCATTATCTTTTTAGTATTATTCCGTCTCTATTCATTTTCGCGATATCCTCGGCAATCCCATTCAACTTTTTCAGGAACTCGCTGTTTTCCGCAATCGTTTCCAAACTCCCGAGCATGGCCCGTTGAACGAGCAGCTGTTCCCGGCTTAGATCCGCGTGCGTAACGTTAATGACTCCGATATCAGACACTTTCGTCACGAGAAAGGTTAACCGCCCGTTCAGCTCGTCGATGCTGTCCTGCGAGGCCTGTGCAATGCCTTTGTTTACGGCTTTTCTCCCGTCATCGGTAGCGAAAGCGTCCACCCCGTAACGTTCCTGTATTTTCTTTTGCAACTCCGAGAGCCCCTTGTTGTAGGAATCCACCAGATCGGGATAATTTTCCATGAACCAGTCGATGTCGTCCGTCAAATCATGATCGCCTGTGGCTCCGTAACTTTCTTTCATCCGCTTTTCCAGTTCGGAGAAAAGCCCGCCGAAAACGGCGTTGTACAGTTTCTGCGTGCTTAATTCCTTAAGCATTTTCACCACATTATCCGTCATTGCCTTAGCCGAATCGGTACCGGACGAGAACGCGTCGTCCAGCGCCTTTTTTAGCTCGGAACCGATAGAACCAACGAGGTTTTGCAATTCGCTTTCAACTGACTGCATCGCCTCGTTGGCGGCATCGGATGCCTGTAGTATATTGTCAATGAGATCGGCAGTTTCTTCTTTCAGGTTTCCGGACTTCTTTAAACTTTCTGCTAGCTCCCGGTTAAGCGTGCCGTCTTTTTTTATCAGGTCGGGATATTGTTTCAGCAAATTGCTGTAAACATCCCGCGTGCCGTAAGTAATTCCGAGAAACTTTTTCTTTTCTACTCCCGTTTTCACGGTGGCCGCTCCAAGCTTCGCCATCAGTTCCGCCTGCTTGTTTAAGGCGGCGTTATAGCCGGCCATTCCCTGCGTAAGCGTGTTGGTGTAGCTGGATGAAAAAATACTGTCTGTTTCGCTTTTTATGTCCTTTATGGCGCGAATCACCGACAGGCTGTAATCGATTGCCTGTTGTGCCAGCGAAAGATTATATTTCCGTATTTCTTCGTTTGCCTGTTTGTTGGCTTTTATAATTTTTCCGGCCACGTCGAGCAGTTGCATTGCGCCCTGGATCATCTGCTGTGGGTTGCCGGTTGCTATACCAGTACCGAGTGATGCAATACCACCAACGGCCCCGGATGCCATATCGAACAGACCGCCAAGATCTTCGTCAAAACCGGAAGCAAAGCCGCCGATCCCGTCCAACACCTGTTGTGCGTATCCGGCTAGTTCCTGAAACTTGCGTAATGGCATCCGGTCAAGTTCGGTGTTCATGGCCTCTATTTCCGCGGTGAGCATTTCGATCTCGCGTTGGGTATCGTCACTCTTAACGGACAGATTTTTCAGGGCCGTTAACCGTTTTTGAGCCGACGCCACCTGAATGCGCAAAATCTTCTCTTCACGATCAGTTTGCAACATAACGCGCCTGTCTTCGATCTGCGCTTTTTTCATGGCGATTTGCTCCTCAAAGTCGAGCGTTTCCAACGCGATATATTGTTTTTCCAGTTCAATGTCGCGCTTGTGATCGGCGGATATCTGATCAATTTCCAACTGTGTTGCCCCGTTTTCCCGTGCCCTGGCAATTTGTTCCTGGTAAAACCGGTTTATTTCTGTCAAACGCCGCTGGCTCTCGGTGTTGAACCGATCGTTTATTTCCTGCCAAATGGTATCCATGGCAGCTGCCGATCCCTCGTTAACGGCATTAACCGCAGCGTCATATTTCGCTTTTTCGGCAGCATCTAAATCCGATAACTGGCCTTTTTGCCTGCTACCGTCAACACCGGTAGTTTTTTCCAGTTCCTCAATTTCCCGTTGACGTTCGGCAATGAGCGAGGCCCTGGCATCGTATTCGGCCTTTAGCTCCGCCAACTTTTTATCCCTGCCATCCTGCATGGAGGCAACAATGGCAGCGTCGGTTTCTTTTTGGATGTCTGCCCCTAGCTTTACCAGACGTTCGTTGGCTTTCTCAGCTTCATTAACTTGTTTTTCGGTAATTTCTTTGGTAGTTTTAGCGGCAGAACCGGCAAGTTTAAACCCGGCTTCGATAAGTTTTTGTTCTGCGTCTAAGGTATGGTTAACCGATTGTTCTGTCAGTTTTTCACCTTCATCGTATAGCTTCTTTTCTTCCCCATAAAGGTCCTGCGCCTTATTATATGATTTTTTGTCGTAATATACGGGCCTGCCGTCGGAGCCTAACTCCGTTTCGTAACCGCCCCAGGTGGTCGGCTTTGTAAGCATTAACTGATCGGCTTCCTCCTTTTTGCGAAGCGCCTCTTTGTACTTTTCAGTGGCAAACTCCATCGATGCGGCTGCCAGTGCCCGGGAGTTAACGGCCGCTTTAAACGCTTCGGTATTGGTGATAAAAGCGTTATCTGCATCGTTTACGTCGTCGATGGCAACACCCAGCTGCTTAAATGCGTCCTGGTTGTCGGTGATAAATTTTTCCTTTACCTTAACGTCGAGACCTAGTTTATTGTAGGAAATACGTAATTTTTCGAAAGTAGCAATTTGAGAAGCACTGTTTTGGGCAACGGCATCGGCAAACTTTTGTTGCTCCTCACGAGCGGCGCGTTGCCTTGAAACATATTTGTCAATTAATGTAATGGCGACACCGATGGCTGCGGAAAGGCCAAGAGTTAGAGTTGCCATTAGCGCCTGAGCGGCAATAGTGGATATGCCAAGGGAAGTGGCCAGTTTAATGTTAGCCGCTGCCCACATTTGTTTTGCCTTGGTAACCGTGTGAATGCGGAATGCAGATGTTTGGTGTAACGTGTTTTGAATTTGTTGAAGTCCTATGGTAATGGCCATAAGCGACTGCACTCTGGTCTGTATCTTGGCAAACTCTTCACTGTTGGCGTTGAACAGTCCGAGTGCTCCGCCACCAGCAGACAATAGACCCGACAAAGCGGATAAACCGGATAAGAATCCCTGCATTTGAGCCCCGCCAGAAACTAATAATTTTTGTTCCTGAGTTAGCTCTTTATGAGCTACGGCGAGTGATCGGAGTTGTTCCTCTTTTTCACGGTACATTTCAGTTTCACCCTTACCATCCAATTTCAATTGCGCCATCTCATTTTTGACGCCTCGCATTTGAGTAAGCAGTGTAGTTTGCTTTTCGTTCAAAGATGAGTTTGCGCCCTCGAGCACCTTTAACGCGGCCTCCTCACCCCTTAACTCTGTAGTAAGTTCATGAACAGCCTTAGATAACTTCTGTCGTTCCGCTATGATTTTCGGGTCAGTTGTGCCGATATTTACCTTATCAAACTGGGCCTGCAACGGCTCCAACTCTTTTTTGAGCCGGGCAATGACATCGCGCTGCATCTGCAAAGCTTCTTTGGAACGCTTCCATGCTTCCTCGCTTGCTTCCGCCATCTTATCGATGGCCCGGGTAGCCTTGGCGCCCTCGTCCTCGACGTTTTGCCGTAAAATGATATCTATTTCAACCGGTTCCTCTGCCATTTTTACAATTGTTTGGTGCCAAACATTTTATCGAGCTGATCCGTCGATTCAATGATGGGCGTGTTTCTTTTTTTCGTGTACCTGGGTGCGTCCGCGCTTTCCATTAATAGGTTTATCCAGCTTTCACCCCACAACACCTGATCGCTTGTATACCCACGCTCCCGTTTAATATTCCCTATCGTTCCCCACGGGCTATGGAGGCCGTCCATCCGGCCCTTTAACTCCCGTCCGCTTCGTGCCCCAGATTCTTCGGATTCATCATCGTCTGTGTCATCGTCAAAAGATATCTGGTAATATCCGTAAAATCCGATACCCGGTTCATGAGCGAAATTTTGATGAAAATGTCGACAATGCTTTCCGGCGCAATTTTCCACAACAGACATTGTGTTAACTTGTCCGTTTCGCGTTCAACCTTCCGTTTTTCGTTGAGCGTTGCGATGGCTATGCACCGTGCGCAAGGTTCAACCGATTTCATCAAAAACTCATAATCTCCGGTTGTTATAGCGTTTTCCAATTCATTCTCTATAACCACGCGGGCAATTTCGATGATTGTTCCCGCTTTCAGGTGCCGGATCGTTACTCTGTCCAGTTTGAACCAACGTTTGTAAAAAGGGGCGGGCAGCCTAAACCGCACGCCCCTTTCCAATATCGCGTTGGCCGCTTGCAGCCTCACGTCCATGTTACCACTGTATTGTGCAGTCCCAGTCGGCTGATGCCTGCAACAGCTTGAAGCGGAAGGGGAATTTAGATACACCTCCATAACCCGGATTCAATTCGGCACGTACGGCGCCTTTTGCGTTCGGGATAACGATGGTGTTTCCGTCCTTTAACGTCAGGCGGAATGCCTTGTTAAGCAACAGCGTTTTTGCCGATTTCGAATATTTTTCCGAACCTACAGCGCCTTCTTTTTTCCCTCCAATTAAGGAAACAAGCTGGGCATAAGTAGCCTTAATGAACGATCCGGACAAGGTCATCCCCGTACCGGCGATGTCGTAATCCTCAGCGGAATCATTTTCATGCGAAAAAACTTCGCTTTCGTCAGGTTCGCCCTCCAGTATGCTCACCATGTCATCCCGCAGCGTTAGCGGCAATACCGTCCACGATGCAGATTCCACACCGGCAAGCGCCGTAATGGGATCGGCCATTTCCATTTGTTCCACGCGGGCTTTTAAAATCAGATTTTCTGCCATTTTTATTGTTGTTTAAATTGGTTTTAATTTTCGTTTAATCAGCTTCCAACCGCCCCAAACGGCGGCTATTATAAGTGTTATTTTTCCTATCCATACTAAAAACGACTGCCACGATGTTTGCCGGTATTCTATTTTTGGCACTTCCACAAAATAGGGCACGTCCTTTTCAATATAGACGGTATCGCTAGGAATAAAGACCGTGTCCGGTTTAAAATCCGCTTTGTAATCCAGCACGCCGTCTTTAAATCCGATAGTGCTGCCAACATTGCCTCCTTTTTGCTCGCTAATGCCTTTCAGCAAAACGTTGTTAAGCGAGTCGCATTCAAATACTGCCCGCAACAGGGCCGAATCTCCGGGGATATAAATAGGCACCAGGGTTGATACCCTCCGCTCCACCGTTTTAATCGGTACCTGGATAATCGCATTCCTTGTTTTGCAACCGATAAGCAGCAACAGCAAAAAGGCTATGAACACGATTTTTTTCATTTTGCCCGGGTAATGGTTTTTATGCCCGTCAGGCGTTCGTTCAACAGCTCAACTTCATCTCGCAGCAGTTTGTTTTCAGCCCTTAATTGTGAAATTTCACCCTGCATCATTTTTTGGTTAGAAAGCAAATCGGCATTCTCACCGCGGAGCGTAACAACCTCCTGAAGCAAATCCTTGTTCCTTTCGGACAGAAGATTTATTGACTCCTGTAAATCACTCAGGAAGTCGTTATTCCGCTTTTTAGTTCCGGCAATCCACCCAACTATCCCGGTCAAGGCCGGCATGATAAGGTCCAAGAGTATGTTCACATCAAAATTCATTTTTCAAAGTAGAGTTTTTGTTCAGCATCGCGGCGACGGGTTAATCCTGGTAAAACAGTCAACACTCCATTAATACGGGCCTTGTTCCACTTGCGAAATTCATTAGCGATGGAAGGGTCAGTAATATTTGCTCTGACCTTTCTTAGCAACTCACTTCCACGTAAATTGGTGAACCCGACATTATATGTAAATGAAACAAGAGCATCGAATTGATTTTGGTTAAGCGGTAGCTTTAGCGAATTTACCATATTCTCTCTTTCGATTAAATCTTCGCGTAATGCCAGTTCCGCCTGTGCCTCTGTTTTTATTTTGCTGAATCTGTAAGCTTTTTCCTTATTTTCGATTCCCGATATCCGGTTGCCTTTTTCGTCAAGGACCAAACGCCCCCAACCCTCAGTCCACAACCCCGCCGGACACATCTTCGGCTGCAAGCCGATAAGGTGCAAGTCCCCATCATGCAACGCTTCAAAACGTTTTATCAAATCGATCCCCTTGTCGCTCGTTTTCATTTCTTAATTGTTTTGATAAGTTTTGCAAGCCCGCGACTTACCAGATCCTCGGCTCTTTCTGCGTCAAACTCATAAGTTTTTCCAGCTTGATAGACAGTGACGTGATCGAACTTGTCGCGGAACATATGCAATACTTTTACCTTAACCATGGCGCTTATCCTTCAGCTGTCCACTTGGCGTACAACGTTACGTTAGAGGTTACAGGAGTATTAAAATCATAAAGCGTTGTTAATCCTGCTTCACCGTACCAGCCGTCAAATGTGAATCCAGTTTTAGTCGGTGCCGTAGGCTGGGTTGCCTTATTGCCAGACTCAACTGTCTGCGCAGTGACTTCTGAGCCGCCGTCAACACTGAACGTTACTGTATAGGTCGTTGCTACAACTACTGCTTGCACAATCGCAAGGACACCGTTGTTATCGTTGCGTCGAATACGTCCACCAAGGCGAATCAGGGCAGAATATATGTCACCATAATATTGAGGATCTCCTAATTTTTCGAAGAACTTCACGTCTCCCAGTGCACGTTCTACGCTCTGTTTTTGCCAGCAGATAGCTGCTGCATTATCAGTTGACGCGCCTGCGGCAGACCACTCTTTTTTAGCGGGAGTAGCAGCATTGGTATAGCGGATCACCTGTGAACGCATGATAACGTTGAATCCATAGATCCTACCCAGAATACCATTTTTCTCGTCATATGCCGCAAGGAAATCTCGGCTCTGGTTCGCAGTCATGTCATTCGTTAACTGATCGTACATCTCGGCATCAACCATCAAGTAACGCTCTGCAGATGGTACATTGTCCTTATTGAATTGCTTTTGCGCTTTCTTGACATCATCAAGTGTAAGTGCATTCCTGCTGCCTGTAGCAGACGGAAGATGAGCGGCAACAGCAGTACCGGTCGTGCGGATCATTCTATCACCTGCTGAAGGTGCCCATCTGTATAGCATGTTTAAGGCAGAAGCTTCATACATATTTTTACGCATCTGCTCAGTAACGGAGGTTCGCTTACTATAACTCAATTCCACAGTGTCCGCATCGGGTATCAATACCGGATCGGAAGTAATTTCATCGATCGCATACGTTATATCTACGTCTGTACGCTTAGTCACAGTTGCTGGAAGTTCCGACCTGTTAACGGAAGTGCCTGCGGATGCTCCCGCCTGTGGGATATGAACTACTTTCCCCTGTAGCACATATTGATCAGCGTTGTAGGCAAAATTCAAAAACGCGTTGTCAGCAAACAGGCCCTCCACAATGTCCTTTTCCCATATTTCTACCTGTATGGCCATCGGCAAAGAGCCGGTAATTGTTTTCGGGATCAGAGATAATACTCCCCCCGCTATCACTGCGGCCATCAGACCGCCACCTGTCACCGCTGCCAGGGTGGCCCCGACAACCAGGTTAAACATCAGTGCTAAAATCTTTTTCATTGTTTGTTAAAGTTTTGTTTATAAAATTGTTAAAGCTTTATTTGAGTATAGTTAAGTTTTGGTTAAACGACCGGGTTACTCTTTTTTAAAAGTTGAGTTAAATTTTTCCATGTACACTTCCGGATATTTGTCCTTAAGCTTTTGCAACTGCCCTGATTTATCCAGTTCATCCCATGACTTGTCTGAAAGTTTTTGAAGTTCAGATTTGTCAGCATCTTCAAGCTGATCCTTAATCGAAGGATTGCCCGGGATTCCCTCAATCATCTTCTTTGCGGCATCGAAATTGGCGTCGAAAAACTTTAGCGTTTCTTCTTTTGCAGCGGCGTTCAGTTTTCCATCACGGATGGCTTTATCCACTAGTTGCTCCGCCTCTTTTTTCTTCGCAGTCTTTTCAGCCTCTTCCATTTTGGAAATCTTGTCGGATAGCTCTTTCTTTTCTTTGGCCAGGTTGGCCAAATCACTATCCATCTGTGTTTTTTCATCCTGAAGTTTTTTTACAGATGCAAAAACATCATCTTCCGTCGCCTTGTCCGACAGCTTTAAAATGTCTAATAGTTCTTTTTTCATTGTTGTTTTTATTTGTGGTGGGTTGCCGCCCACCGAGTTATCAAAAAGTTTAATGATTTGATCGTCAGAAAGCAGGTTGTCATCCTTATCGTATAACCTTATGGCGTTATGGTTTGATCCAATCCCGACAATAGACGCCTCGCGGAGCCTCCATTTTACCGCGGTGGGCCCTGTTTGTCCTGGCAGCATATATGCTGGATCATCAGACCATTCATTTACGATTATTCCGATGGAGGCCATTTTTAAAAATCCACGTTCAACCTTTCCGGCTATTTTCTTGCCTGACTCATCTTCCAGATCAAAAACGGGCCATGAAAGTATTCTGTCATCACTAATTGTAGTGTTTTCCCACATTCCGATTGGAGCGTCCCAGTCGTCGTGGTTGAAATACAAAACCGGGTTGCGTAAAAACTGGTCCAGGTCACCGCCGGATAGCAATACACGAAATCCGTATGTGTTGACACTTTCATCGGTAAGCACAAAAGGTTTGTTTTTTGCCATTATTTGAATTTTTATGCAAATAAAACCGCATTTATACATAACCACCAAAAAGTATATCAAGCGTAGGTATAATGTTCTTTACCCTTAATACACTTTTAAGTAAAACATATTATTGAAGTGTATTTTTGTGTATAAAAATTCAATTCTATGGGGAATTTAACGATAGCACAAAAAAAGGAGTGGGCGAAGTTGCTTTTCCTCCGTGAAAATCTTACGCAAAAAGAAATTGCGGAGCGCGTAGGTGTTTCGGCCGTTACCATTAACAAGTGGGTGAAAAATGAACGGTGGGAGGATTTGCGTGTTTCTATCACGATCACCAAGGAGGAACAGATTAAAAACCTTTACCGGCAGTTGGCAGAGATAAATAACGCCATCGCCGAAAGGGACGGTAACAAGTTTGCCACTCCGGCTGAGGCCGATACCATTACCAAGCTGGCCAATGCCATAGAAAAAATGGAAACGGATGTTGGCCTCGCCGATATTCAATCTTCTTTTCGGAAATTTCTCTCCTGGCTGCGTACATTCGATTTACCGGAGGCACAGCGCCTAGTTAACCTATTCGATGACTTCATTAAAACGGTGATTAAATAATGTCTAAACGGTTAAAAATAACGGATCGCGATGCACTGCGTGAATGGGATGAGTTCCGGCGGGGACTACTCGAAGCCGCCACCGTTGACGATACCGAGACGGTACCAGAGAAACGGATGAGAATGGCCCGTTTGGAATCGGACAATGAGGCGTGGTTTGCTTATTATTTTCCTACGTATTACAAAAAGGAACCGGCTCCGTTTCACAAAAAAGCGACTAAGCGGTTGTTTTCCAATAGCCGGTGGTACGAAGTACGGGCGTGGAGCCGCGAGCTGGCGAAGTCATCGCGTTCGATGATGGAAGTAATCAAACTGGCAGTAACCGGACAGGTTAAAAACGTGTTGCTGATATCCAACTCTCAGGATAATGCCGAACGTCTGTTAATGCCGGTAATGATCAATCTGGAAAGCAACCCGAGGGTCATTAACGATTACGGCACACAACAAAAGCCAGGAAGCTGGGAAATTGGCGAGTTCACTACCAATGGCGGGTGCGCTTTCCGGGCGCTGGGTGCGGGGCAGTCTCCCCGTGGAACGCGTAATGAATCGTTTAGGCCTGATTTTATCCTGGTGGACGATATCGATACCGACGAGGAAACCCGTAATCCAGACCGGATTAAGAAAAAGTGGGAATGGATTGAGCAAGCGCTCATTCCCACGGTCAGCGTTTCTGGAAATTACCGCATTTTGTTCAACGGCAACATCATTGCTAAAGATTGTTGCATTACACGCGCCATCGAAAAGGCTGATCACGTGGACGTTATCAATATCCGCGATAAAAACGGGAAATCTACCTGGCCGCAAAAAAACAGCGAGGAGGACATAGACAAAATTCTTTCGCTGATCAGTACGGCATCAGCGCAAAAAGAGTATTTCAACAATCCACTATCTGAGGGCGATGTTTTTACCGAAATGCGCTGGGGCAGAGTACCGCCGCTTAACCGTTTTCGGTTTCTGATTGCTTACGGCGACCCGTCTCCAAGCAACAGCAAAAACAAAAGCGGATCAATGAAGTCGGTTTTTCTTCTGGGAGGTTTGGACGGCAAGATTTACGTAATTATCGGGTTCCTGAACCATGCCACCAATGCCGAGTTTGTGCAATGGTACTACGCTTTGAAAGAATATACCGGCAACAAAACACAGGTTTATAACTACGTTGAGAATAACAAACTGCAGGACCCGTTTTATCAGCAGGTTTTTATTCCGCTTTTTACCGAAGCGGCAAAAGATAAAGGATTTATCGGTATTGTTCCCGATGAGCGCAACAAGCCGGACAAGTTTTCACGTATAGAGGGGAACCTTGAGCCGCTCAATCGGCTTGGAAATCTGATATTAAACGAAGCGGAAAAGGATAATCCTCACATGAAGCGGCTCGAGGAGCAGTTCCTGCTCGTTACTCCAAAGCTCACCGCACCCGCAGACGGCCCCGACTGTATAGAGGGCGGATCGTGGATCATCAATAATAAGCTTTTGCTTCTTGCCGGCGAATCATTAATAACGGGTATCCGACACATCAACAAAAAACGATATTAAAATGAAAAAATTGATTTTAAAAATTTACATTTTTTTTTACACGCTACGGCTACGATGGCGTGGAAATATGTACAATTACAAGAGAGCAGTGCGTAAGGCATGCCAGGGGAAAAAACGCAGTTATGTTTATTTCATCGGCGGCAAATACCGGGTGTTTACCCGTGAAGATATAAAAATGCATAAGAGAGCGGGGGTTTTCAGACAGGGTATTAACACACAAAAACTCGCTAAAATTTGCCTTTTCGACACAATCGACGGTATACCTCGCCATCCCAATCCCAAGTATAATCAATTTAAACCTTAATCATATGGCATATATTTCAACAGACGAACTAAAAACACACCTATACGCCGAAAATATAGACGTGATTGCGCGGTCTGATGATACAATTATCCAGGCTGCGATCGAGGCCGCTGTCGTTGAGGCAAAAGGTTATCTGACCGCGTTCGACATAAAGGCCGAGTTTGAAAAGGTGAAGAGCGATCCGGACACACGTAATGCACTGTTATTGATTTTCATTAAAGATATTGCCGTCTGGCACTTTGTAAACCTGTGTAACGCCGGTACCGACTTGCAGCTAAGGCAGGACAGGTACGAACGGGCAATAGACTGGCTTAAATCGGTACAAAAGGGCAATGTTACACCCGATTTGCCCGCCTTGCCGGACGATACTAAAACGGGATTAATTTTATTTAGTTCTAACCAAAAAAGAAACAACCATTTTTGATTATGTCAGTAGGATTCGTAAAAAATAATGATAAAAAACAATCGATCGTTGTAAACCAGATCATTGTTAAGCCGGTCAATAGGCAGATTTTAGATGTTGGAAAATGGTCGGATGCCATGAAGATGGCGGACCGAGGAAGACGCAAAGACCTGTTCGATCTATATGAGAATATTCTTACCGATGGAGTGCTCGGGGACGCAATAGACAAACGGATAAGGGCAGTAACCGGCTCGGACTTGACATTTCAATATGCCGACGGTACCGAGAGCGAGGACATGATCGAGTTCATCGATACAGACGAGTTCGAGTACCTTCTTGAGGAGATCATTAAAGCCGTGTTCTGGGAGTTTTCACTAATTGAGTTCGCATTTACTGAAAACGGGATGGATGTATACAGCGTTCCTCGAAAACATATTCGTCCGGAAACAAAAACCATCGCTGTAAATGAAACTGATCCGGAGGGGCAGATAAGCTACGACAAGCTAGATGTGCTCGAAGTGAAGTCGCGAAAACAAAAACATGGGCTTTTGCTTCGGGCCTGTCCATACGCTATTTTAAAACGCGGGGGGATTGGAGATTGGGCACAGATGGTTGAAATTTTCGGGATGCCGCAGAGGATTGGGAAGTACAGCGTTCATGACATTGAGGCACGAAGGGCTCTTGAACAGGCGTTTAATACGCAGGGAGGGGCGGCAACACTTATAGTTCCCAAAGAGACGGATGTTGAAACAGAAAAAAATACAGGAAACGGTGGGGGTACGTTATATAAGGATTTTATTGCCACGCTTGACGAACAAATTTTAATTACTATCCTCTCCCAGACAATGACCACCAAGGACGGCGCAAGCCGCTCGCAGGGGCAAGTACACAAGGAGGTGGAGGAGGAAGTGAACAAACACGATCTGAGATTCGTGCAGCGAGTGTTGAACCATAAATTCCTGCCCATTCTAGAACGCCGAGGATTTCCGGTAAAAGGCGGTTCGTTCGTTTTTCCAAAGGCCATAGAGGGACTAACGGTTGACCAGATTATTAAGCTTTCCGGTGTACTTTCAATCCCGGCCTACTACGTGCAGGAGCGGTGGGGGATTCCAGCAGCCGAAAAAGACGATATCATACTGCAGCGCCTGAACGCGCAGCCGACAGAACCTGAAAACGGAAAATCCGATAATGATGACACGGATAAACACGATAAAAAAGAGCCACCCAAAAAGAAAAAGTTATCCGATTTTTTCGTTTTCGCCCCGACAAAGGAGCGGGGCATTCGCAACTTCATCAGAAAATTAATTGGCAGTACGAAAGTCATTAAACTGGCCGACGATGATCCTTATCGCATAGATCTCGATAACTTGCTTCAGCAGGCAATCGATGAACTGTACAACAATGCGAAAAATGAAAAGGATCAACCAGTCGTTTCAAAGCCTCTGTTTTCAATCACCAATGCGGCACTGCAGCAAGGAATAGACAAGGCTTTTGATGAACCTGAATTCGGAAAGAAAAATGCCGAGTTTATAAATGAGTTCAAGCGGAATGCAGCTGTATTTTCAGCTTTCAAAAATCATCAGCAGACAAAAGAAATTGCCACGCTCATAATTGACGAAGATGGCAACATGCGATCATTCCGGAAGTTCAAAAAACTGGCGCTTGAGATATCGAAAGACTACAATCAGAACTGGCTGAGAACCGAATTCAATACTGCAGTAAAAGCAGCCAGGAGCGCAGTTAACTATCGCAAGATGCTTGAGACAAAGGATCTATATCCTAACCTGGAATATGTACGTACTACGGCAGTGCATCCGCGTGAGTTGCACCTGGATTGGGTTGGTACCGTACTTCCGATAGATCATCCGTGGTGGGATACCCATATGCCACCAAGTGACTGGAATTGCTCCTGTTCGGTTAAGCAAACTGACAAAGAGATTACAGATGTTCCCGAGCCTGGTGGAGAAAAGCCCACATTTAAAAACAATCCAGGCAAATCTGCCGAGTTCGTGAAGATCGATAAAACGACCTACTATGAGGAAACGAAAAAATCCGACAGAAAGTTAGTAATCGATATCGCCAAAGATCTGTTTAAGGAATATCTCGATTCAATTACTGATGAGGAGGACGAATAATGGATATAAAGGATTTCGCAAAGCGTTTCCCGGAGAAGATGCAAAAGATCCGGGAGTTTACAAACGGAGATGCAATTAAGGACATTCTAGGCGTTGAGGCTGTGAATCATTATAAACAGTCATTTGCCGAAGAAGGCTTTACGGATGAAGTCCTCAATCCCTGGAAAGATGTCAAGCGTCGTGATCCTGAATCAAAGTGGTATGGCCACAGCGGACAACTGGGAAAATTTTCAAACTCCCGCACAACGGCTAAGATACTAACTGGTGAAACCAGGGAGCTGCAAAACGCCATTGCATTCCGGCGAATTGCCAACGGCGTGCGAATCGTAAACGATAAGCCTTACGCCAGTGTGCACCAGTACGGTGGGCGAGCTAAGATATACGGTAAAAAGGAGTTTCAAATGACACCGCGCCCGTTTATGGGAAAATCTGTCGTACTGGTTCGAAACATCAACGCGAAGATAAAACGCGAGATGATCCGCATTTTAAAAACCGATTAAACAACATTTAAATGAAAACAATTTACACCGCCATAATGGCACGATTAAAGGAAAAAGTTCCGGCGATCCGCTGGACGGATTTTGATAAGGGGCAGCTGGAATCATCTGAGCGGCCGGCCGTTGCGTTCCCATGTGCGTTGCTCACTATTTCGGTAACCGGGGCCAAAAACATTACCGATCATATACAGGACTGTAGCGCTCAGCTTCGTGTTCGCCTGGCGTTTGACCAACAAATGAAAACCGACAGCGCCACACCGGCAGAACATATAGAAAAGGCACTGGAGCCTTATGACGTAATTGCAGACGTTTACGCCGCCTTACAGGGTTTTGGCACCTCACATTTCGACACGCTCTCTAGAACACGGCAGGGAAAAGAAAACAGCCGTCACGGGCTGTTTATTTACACCATTGATTTAGCACTCAACTTCGAGGACGAAACGGCGGTAGTATAACAAAAAAAGCGGGGGTGCCCCGCTTTTTCTTATTTCTTCTGATATGTCATATTCCCACCGGACGGCTGCCCCTGATCTGTTATTAAAAGACTGCCCTTCACCTCACAATTTAAAACACGATCTCTCCCGTCGGAAAAGTATTTAGGATAAGTTAATACGACCTTTCCATCCTTATGGGTGTATGTACCATCTTCAGTTCCTCTAACTACTCCCTTAGTGATTGAAATATCCTGAAAGTTTTTATCGTCAAGAAACTCTAAGCGGCTTATTGTTGATCCCCAAATAAGCGTTGCTATTTCGTCAGGAGCTTCCCACTTCGTACCGATCATTGGATTTTTAGGCTCCTCAATAACCTCGGGCTCATCTTTACTGCAGGAAACGATGGCCAATAATAATAAAATAGAATAAAACGTAATTTTTTTCATATCCATTTTTAGTTAATTATTTTTCACAAAACATCAACAGGTAGTCATTTGTTATCAATTTTTTTCATATTCCTATACCCTTTCTTAAGCTCTTTTTTTACTTCGGGCAATTGTTTTTCCTGTGGTAAGTTTTCTGGTTTTTTCCCCACGTTCTTTATAATAATGTCTCTGACTTCACGGCCAACCTCAAAATGAGTTTGTTCAAGATTATGCTGTCCTTTTATGCCATGGCTCTTTATACGTTCCTCAGTTTGAGTTACACGAAATAAATTGGCAGCAAGCTCAGTCCTACCCATGGAATCAAATAGTTTATTTTTCTCAACATTTCTCATCCTTGCAAGCTTCCAGGATTCCATATTATACATGCCCACATAGCCAGCATTTTGAAATTTAGCATAATCTACTACTCCAGCATGTTTTACGGTAGATGCAAGTGATTTATTTCCATCAGTAAGCTCGTCACGTATCAGTATCCTATCAATCTCCTGAGCGTTTTCCACATAGAGCTCAAACTTTCGTGTTTGTTGAGCAAAATAAGCTTGCGCGATTGCCACCTCCGGTTTTTTAGGATCACCGTTCATTGAGGCAATATAACAGGCAAATCTTGTTAACTTAAAATCTTGAATAATTTCGCCATTAACCTCTCTCTGTTCGGCAATTATATTTTCATAATGAGGGATATTTAAAGAAACCATGGCCTTAGTGGCCCTATCTAAAACTTTTTGAAATGATTTCATATTTTGATATCCGAGCATTACCATTAACTCAGAAGCCCACCAATATGTTAACCCATTAGTATTTTTAAAATCTTCAAATGTAACTATTGATAAGGCATTATTTCCTATATTTTCAGTACTATCCATGACCTATATATATTTTATTTACAAAGATAATATTAAATCTGTATTATATTTCACTATTTTAGAATTGTATATTTTTGATAACTGCCCCCGTTTTTTACAAACAAATGCGGTATAAATCAATAAAATCCGAATAAAAACACGGCCCATCGCTTTAAATGTTCTGATAGTTTAGCTACCTAGGAGCAAACCCATAACTCATATCCAACCTGTCTAGTGCATCCGGAACCCGACGATGGACAATTTTATATATCTCGTCCCACGACGGCAATTTCCCCAGACCCCTATCATCGATATAAATATCTGCCCCTACTTTGCGCGGGTCGCTTTTCCATTTTATGACCTCCGACCTCGGGTTGGCATTAATGGCATCAAATCTGATTCCGTTCTCGGCGCAAAATTTTACCGCTTGCGCTAATAATAGCCCCGTTCTACATGTCCAGAGAATAAGAATATAACCTTCTTTTTTCAGCTTCCTGAGGGTTTCTATGGCTCCCGTAACAGGATCACCTATACGGGGATAGTCATCATGTACGATTGTCCCGTCAAAATCTACTGCTATGATCATATTTGTTCACTTACACGTTAAAATATTTTATTGCTTCATTGCCAATCCATTCAGCTAAATTTACGGGCACACCGTTACCGATCATTCTATAAGCATCGTTATCACCGCCGGAGAAGTAGAAAGAATCCGGAACGCCTTGTAGTCTCGCATATTCTTTAACTGAGTACGGTCTGACGCCCAATGGATGTGAGCGATCTTTTACAAGCCTTGTGCTCCTATCCTTTGCATAATGGGCTACACAAGTGGGGGCTACGCTGTTTGAATCGTATGGGTCAGATACTATTGGATAGTCTCTATATTTCCCTTGGATCCTGTTAAGTACGTGATCAGGTATTTCCATTTCCGGACACTCTTCAATTATATCAGACAGCAGTACTCTTTTTTGATTTTTAGGAGGGTTTATGGAGAATCTTTTTTTTGTTCCAAATATTATAAGACGTTTTCGGTCTTGAGGGAGCCAGTTTAAAGCATTAACCGGGCAAAATACATTCACATAGTAGTCGGGTAACTTTGTCATAGCTTCCATCACTATCTGGAATTTTTTCATCCCTGGCACATTCTCGCATATATACATTTCTGGCTTTTCAAGTGCTATGTGTCTGAAAAAATGAAGAAACAATTCTTCTCCTGTTCGGGTTCCATGTATATCCGCTATTGTAGAATATCTCTTACAAGGGTAAGTGCCTACTATGATATCGGATTTAGGTTGATCCAAAACCTTTTGATCCTTAATATCCGTATGTATTATCTTGTGAGAAAAGTTCCTTTTCAAAGTCTCAACACAAGTTAAGTCTATTTCGAGCGACTGTATGATATCTATTCCGGCATTTAGTAGCCCTAAGTCCATTAGTCCCCCTCCTGAAAAATAGCTTTTAGCTGTAGGTGTGTAGCTCATAACTTATCTTACAGAATATCCTTAATCTTATCCCACATTTTTACCGTATACGCATCCCCGGTCTCCAGCAGGTCATCAGCTTTTTTAAGTCCATGAACAACCGTGGCGTGTGTTCTTTCGTTAAGCCTGGCTATGACCGTTACCGTAAAATTTTTCTTGTCGCGGAGCAGCCGCCAGTATAAATGTCTTGCATCGACAGCCATTCGCTCGCGGCTCCTGCCGAGAATTTCCTCTACAGGAATGCCTACTTTACTTGAAAATTCGCTAATCATGGTTTTTTGAGTTTTTCGCTTCTTTAATGGCTACAACTAAACAAAGAGATATTATTACCGATAGCAATCCGAACATGAGTGCAAAACTTGCTAAATCGTTCATAAGGGTCTAATTTTTAGTGTTAATAAATTTTGCTCCACGACGGGGAATCGAACCCCGCCCAAGAACCGTCGTGGATTATTCCGGTTGCTCAGAATAGGGAAAAACATCTACAATAGCGGTTTCAGTAATACCGATAAAGTCGTAATCAACCATCGTCTTTGCCATTTCACCTTCAACAATGTCCATGGCCTCCCTCAGGGACGAAGCCTGTACGAGCATATTGACGGCTGTTTTCTTTTCCGATCCGCTTTTCTCGTCAAGCGTGATGAATGCCAGTCGGGCGTTATAATAACGGTCGCCATTTTCATTTAAAATAGTTTCAGCGAACTTTTTGCGCCGGATATCGGAAACTGAAAACACGCCGCCGATAAACGGTTCCATTTCCTTTACAATCCGTTCCTCCGCCTCGGTAAAGGAGAGGGCGTCCACCAAATAAGGCTCCGTAACGGTTTTTATCACTCCGTTTTCCTGCGTTTTGTCGTAACGCACTTTACATTCAAACCAGTTGTACATAATTTTCTAATTTTATTGATTAAATAAATTCTTTTTTTCATCGACATACACAAACAGGCATAGCGCCAAATCTTGTGTGTTCCAGTCGATGCGTTTGTTTTTATACATCGTTCGGATGATATTTTGACATTCGTCCGCTGAATATCCGGTATCAATCCGGGCAATGTATTCGTTAATTTGGTGAAGCTTCATTCGTTTAACCGCAACCAGTTTGGCAAATCCTTTTCTTATGTGGCTTAGCCAAACATCGTAATCGCGGCCAATGACGTACTTTTTTTCATTCCATAGCCGGATGGAAGTAAAAGCGTTATTGTGAAGCTTTCCGTTCCAGTTGGTTGAAAACTCGATCCGGTTATCCGTCCATCCGTTTAACCGGAATACTTCTTTTCGCGCATCATCCTTCAGTATGTACGTGGCGATCTTTTCACCGGAATAGCTGTTGTTATCCAACTTTTTCCAGTGAACTACGCACCACACCGTCGATTCGCGTTCGTAAGTATATTCCGGTTGCTTTGTCATACGGCAATGGCTGATTCTTCTTTTTTCAGTTCTATAAAGAACGTTTCATCCTGAACCACTTCGATGCCGCACTTTTCGAGGTTTCCAGCCACTTCCGGCAACTCACGGTCGGCAAGGAGCTTGTCTTTCGCCGGCTCCTCACTGGTACGAACGTACCCGGGCAGAAACGCTTTGATCAGGTTCAGTGCGGATGCCCATGTAAAACCGCGCAATGTCTTCAGCTTTGGCGTTCCTGTGCGAAACCCGAAGGTTCCGTGTGCGCTGTCCATCGATTTTTTCTTTGCAAACAGGTCGTCCCGGTTCTCCATTGCGAAAGCCTGTACAATCGAAAAATTTTTGTCCTTGGTATCAGTCAGCTTCGTGATATCATCCTGATATTTTTCCCTGATTCGGGTAAACTGCTCGTCCATTGTGGCGTTGATCTTTGCCAGTTTGGCATCTGCAGCTGCATATTCGGCTATCGCCGTTTCCATTTGTTCCGACGTGATCCCGCTGTGGATCACTTTTTTTGTTCTTTTTGCCATAATTATCTTTCTTTTAAGCGATAATCTGAATTATCGCGGTTATTTATGATATTCTTTAATTTTTCAATTTCCATATCCCGCTTGCGGATCGCATCGGCACTCGCCGTCGTTACGCTCGTCAGGTATTTGATTGTTGCACGCAGCCGCTCAATCTTTTGTTCATACGCTTTAAAGCGCTCCCGGGTGTCGTAACGTCCCCACGGGTCCCGGTTACGGTCTTTCCTGGACTTGTGTTTTTCCAGTTCGGGAAAAAGTATTTTTTGTGCTCCCATGACAAGTAATTTTAGTAGTTAGAAGTCTCTTTTTCCAATTTCGCAAGCTCCATGGCTGCCGGGCATTCCATCCACCTGTCAAAAGTTGACTTCGAGATATGGAACTTATCCCGGACATAATTCCGGTAAATAACCGACATTGGCAGTCCCCTATGTTCCTGTTGCACCCGGCGCACAAATATTTGCGCTTCCAGTACCCGCTTATAATAATATCTATTGTTGTACGCCATCAAGCCAATATTTAGTTTACCAGTGTACTGTAATCCAACTCGTCCGCAGTGAATTTATCTACGAACTTCAAATCCTTTGTTTTATTCATAAATGCGTGGTAAAGAGATCGTAGGCGCTCCAGCGGGATACGGTTAAAATCATCGATATCGGCTGCACGGCAGGCGATAGCTTTAATCCGTACCGCGTTTTGCTCCTGATACATTGCACGTAAATATCCACCGATGGCGGCCATTAAACGTTTACGCCACATATCTTCCTGTCTTGCCTTTTCACTGGTCATCAGTTCCAGTTTATGGCATAAGTCCAACAGGTCACGCACTCCCAGGTCAAGGCTGCTACCTACCCCATAAGATGCTAGCATTGCCCTTTTCCCGCACTCGTCAATCCCCGCCTTTGCAAGCAGGATATGAAACTTCTTGACGAGAAATTTTTGTTGCTTATCCATCAGTGTTTGCATGATCATCTATTTAAAATGTAAATCACTTATACTCCCAATAATCGTCTGCCCCTTTTTCCCAGATTGTAATATATCCCTTTTCGCCCATCGATCTGCCGCGAGAATAGGCCCGGTATCCTTCAACAAATATTTTTTGTTTTGCGAAAAACAACACACTTTCACCCAACGCGGTACGTGGCTTTTTGCCTGTTGCCTGTCCGATGATGACAAACAATTTACCAGGGTGTTGATCCGCAAATGACTTTATTTGCTTGATGGAAACAAACTCCGAATATTCCAAACTGTCGATAATCACAAAATCAGGACTTTTACGACGCACGAGACGCTCACTCAACTCCTCAAGGTTATCAGTGCTAACCAGGACGTTTTGTTTCTTTTCCAGCAGTCCAAGCCGCTTGATACCGGATTGAAGGGAGGCGCTCACCTCACCCTCTTCATAACTCACAAACAACACCTTCCCAAATTCGGCGAAACATTTAATCAGCATGAGAATAAACGATGTTTTCCCGCTGCCGCTGTCACCAAATACATACCACACACCCGTACGCTCAGGTGTACCAAAAGCGTCGCGCCACTCGCCCGTAAAGTCAAATACTTTCACGACGGCATCGACTATATTTTGCAGCGTTAGGGCTCGTTTCAATTTCATTTAATCAGTGTTTAAGCAGCGTTTAACCTACTTTTTTCGCAACGTGAATACGACGTTTTACCCGACGTAAATCACCCTCACTCCCGTCAATTATTTTATCGATCAACTTTTCATTGCTCACCCCATTAGCCACGCAAATAGAGGCGATATCGTCCGCACTTACTCCATCCAGCTCGATGCACTTGCGCCCCACACGGCTCCAAATTTCGTTGTAGCCTTTTTTGTTGAGTTTTATGCCGCGCTTTAGCCGCTTTTCGAGATGGTTTGTAGCCTGCAAAACGATACCGCACTCATCTTCCAGTTGATTGTAAATGGTAATGAAAAAGTAAAGAACCTGATCGCTCAGTTTATCCGCTTCGTCAAGGATCAGCAATGGTGAGTCCTGTTTCTTGAGTTCCGACACAACTTCGTGCATCATTTCACCCACGGTGTAGCCGCTATAATCCCTGCCCATAACCGTAAGTAGTTCCGCGAGGAACATTTTCCGGTTCCAAAATTCGTTGCAACAAAGCAAATACACTCTACGGTGACCGTTCGCGTAGTTGCGGGCGGTGAATGTTTTGCTGCTTCCCGCTTCGCCTGTGATGGCAAGAACAAGGCTGTTCTCCTGAGCATCTGCGTACATGGCTGACAGATCGCGAAAATTTTGCGTTTCTACCGCGCTCCAACCCATACCGCTGTAGCCTATTTGCGATGCTACGTTCCGCCACATTTCGTCTTTAATCAGTTCCCAGTTGCCGTTGAGCATCTGGGACACGGTTGCGGAGCTTACACCCTTTAATGACGCTGCCGCCTTGTTCTGGCTGTCGTACCTGTCGCAATATTCGCGGAGAAGTACGACGATTTCACTTTTGTTCAATTTCTTTGTTTTCATACTATTTACTTTTCACTGGTAATTTAATATCTATTTAAAATACTGCCTCTCTCTTCCTGAACTTCGGCATACTCGACCGCCGGCAATTGCTTACGTGTGCGCGAACGGCTTTTCACATCCTTATGCTGTCCGTTACTGTCGGTAATAAGCAGTCGTTTTAGTGTTTCATCCTCAATCATGCTGCTTTCCGAAAAGTGGTCACGAACAATGTTGCCCGATTTCGACCGCCTGTCAATAACCGTTTCTTCCAGTTCCCTGTTGTACTGGCGTATGCGTTGAAGCTGATCGCTGTCACCGTCTTTTCTGTCTGCCAGCGCCATCGGCTGTATGTATTTTTCTTCCAGCATGTAGCGTAGCGTTTCGTTTTCATTTACGGCAAGAACTTTCGACAGATCGTCGGGATCATACATCACCTTCCACTTTATTGAACCATGATCACGGAAAGAGATATCAAAGCAATCGTAATCCCTACGCTGTCCCAATATTGTTGGATGAAGCCCGGATCCTTGTAAGAGATTTGTCCGTCCGGTTGTTTCGCCGAACTGGAGTAAATAACTTTCCGCCGAGAGTTCGATTTTTCGGCTTGCATCCATCCCCTGCCACAGTTCCATGTATCGCTCAATTTTCTCCTCACGCTCACGGGAAATGATCATTTCAATTTGCCGGCAAACTCCGTCAAAATCCGGGAAGCCAGATTTGTACTTATTCAGGTACTCCACATTTGGCTGTTTGTCCTGGTCGCTTGTTATGCCGAATCCGCTCCAGTTTGGCAAAAGCTGACACCATTTTTTGTTAATCGATCCGAAATAAGGTTCTATAATCTTTGCCTTAGCATTTTTCGCCCGGGCCGGTGTCACCTTTTCACCCATTGTTTCATAGTATGGAGTAAGCTTTTTGATGGCATAACGGTCGCTCTGAATCTGGTGTGCCTTGTGCATCGATCCGAAAAGTTCCGCCGTGTGTCGAGCCGCGTTCCTGAGTGCGGCCTGTGTCAGTTCCGGCGTTTCGTGTGTGCCGATGGCATATCCGACCGGGTATTTCAGGCAGGCGTCCAACACGATTACAACCGTGGGCCTGTGGTGATAGGTTGTTTTACCGTTTTCAAATTTCTGATATAGCAGCTCAACATCCCAACCGTCCAACGTCCAGTATAGAAGCGGCGCCGTGGGTGCTGAACGCTTGACTTGCATTGTTTTTTTGTTAGAGAACGCAACAGAACCACGGCGGCCTGCAAAAATTGTTGTATCCAGCTTATCGCGCCAAACGGCAACGGTTGCGGGTGTTATTTGCCTCCATCCCATTTGACCAGCGATCATGTTGTATAATTGCGAAACCTGAGCGTTATCGAAGTTTTTAGGGCTTGCAAGTAGTTCAGTCATGTAACTTTCTTTTATTTCGTCGTCAATGCTTGCCGCATGTTTGTTCATGAAGTTTTTATGTATCAGGCTTTCCAGTCCCTCTTTTTTGTACCGCTTAAACCTGTTCTCCAAACGACGTTCATTTGCCGGGAGTGTGTGCGGGTATTTTGTTCTGTCCAGTTCCTGAACACCCTCGGCGATATCTTTCCACCTATGCGAAACACGGCCGCCTCTCGATCTGCGTGTTTGCTTTTTGTCCGACAGAAGTTTTCCTATTGCCTCGAGAACTATTGCGTTAGCATAATATTCGGCCCTGGTTTCTTTCGGCAGGCTTCGACCGTCGGCCAACACGAAGTCCTCCTCAAAAAATTTACTTATTTCAGCATTATGCTCGATCCTGATCTCAACTTGTGAAACCTTTGCCGCCGCATACGGATCACAACCCAGTGCCTTTTTTATTTCAGGCTTGAACCGGTCGGGAATACTATCGTACGCAACAAGCGCAGGGGTACCACGACATCCGCGTCGTGCAACGTATATTTGCTTTGTTTTAGCAAGATATTTATACTGATCAGCATCCATGATGTCGTTTTCAGTTAGCCATCTCGCCTCTGCGCAAAGTATGTTATTATAGTATTCCATTTGTTTCGTTTAGCTCCCGCCAAGGACTCGAACCTTGTGTGTATGCCATCCGGGAAATCCCTCTGTCTATCCAAAGTGTCTCTGATTGCTTAATTCCCGCTTTCGCGGGATAGGAAGTTTCACGGCAACCCTTAACTCTCAATCATCAATCTTCATCTTCATCAGGCCGGTTTCCGGTTGCCCACCAGCCGAGTCACCCTCGCTACTTCTTCCTTCATCGGGTCTATTTAGTGGGTTTTTCTATACCAAACTCTGGCACCTCTTCCCCAAAAAAATCAGGGAAAGCACCCACAAGTTTGCGTTTATTTGACATATCGGCTAGATAGAATAATTTTTGAAGGCCTACATTAAAGGATCCTTTGTTAGTTCTTTCCCGATCATGCATTTGCATGAATACACTTTTCTTTGTCCTCATAGTTCATTAATCTTAAATCGTTTTTCAATTTTTCGTAAGGTACCACGCCGTTGTGCGCGTATGAGGATAATTGATGATATCGCAAACCACGCGAAAACAACCATCACAGCGACAAAACTACTGTTCTCCGTGTCGGTGCTCAATGCCATAAAACTGAGCATCCAGTTAATAAGAATAAAATAAGCTTTCATTTACACCAACTTTTTAATTTTTATAATTCTTGTATCCAATTCTACACCACCGAACCTCTCCAGGGCGGTATGCCGTATTTTTTTTGCTAAATCGCTGTTGCTATTTCCTCTTAAAGCCTCTCTAACAGTTGGCGCTGATACACCAAACACATTCATTATTTGGGTGGTAGCCCCATATGGAACTAAAATTTTATTTGAAATTTTTTCTTTTTTTGCTTCCATGTAGAATATTTTCTCTATTTTTGTCGCACTTTCACATTTGAAAGTGTTGCAAAGTAATCAAACATCTTTGAAATATGCAAGAAAAAAAGGCAAAAGTTTCAAACTTTTTTGAAAGAATATCGAAAATAATTGATTTTTATGGAATTAATTCCGTAAATTCTTTTGCCTGTGATTACCTTGGTTACGCATCTTCAGAGAAAATTAACCGACTAAAGAAAGAAAATACATATCCTTCATATGAAATTCTTAACGACATTTCAAATAAGTTTGAAGATGTGAACCCCGAGTGGTTATTAACTGGAAGAGGGATGATGTTCAGAAAAAAAGAGGATAGCCCACTAGTTCTAAATAATCCACATACTGTATATGGCAACTTGACTAATGAAAATACTCGTAAGATACCAATTATCGATATAGAGGCCGCCGCCGGAAGTGGACAGTTAAACGGAGATTATATCGAACCATTGGGCTTTATAGCTGTTCCCATAAATTCTCTTCATAGTAGAACAGCCACCTATTACGCCATCCGAAGTCGTGGCGATAGTATGTTTCCCACTATATATGACAAGGATATTTTGATCATTCGCCAACTTCATCGCGGCGAATGGGGCGAGTTGCGCGACGAGTATGTTTATGTAATTGTAGATCGAAATGGAAAAGCGTATGTCAAGCGAATAAAAGATCGACTTTCTCGGGGTTTTATCGTTTTAACATCGGACAACCTAGATAAGATAAATTATCCAAACTTTACACTTGAGGAGAGCGAACTACACTACTTTTTTTATGCTGAGCTGAAGATATCAGCTCATTTTCCAAACATAAATGCCACTTATTTTGATCGGTTAAAATTACTTGAGGACCGTTTCGATGAAATGGATTTTAGGTTTAAAAAGTTAGAAAAATAGCGGTAAATTTGGCACTTTCTATACAATAAAAGGCTTACATCTTTGAATGTGAGCCTTTTATATTTATTATTTACGTTTAATTTATGTACTTATGGGTGTGATTAAATGGTATTTTTAGTTCATTTATTACTTTTTTACGTGTATATAAGGCAATTTAAACGTGTTTTTTATCTGATTTTTTACCCCCCATTTTACCCCCCAATCTACCACCCATTTCAAAATGTACGTGTTTTTAGACAAAAGTATGTTCGGATTCTGCCACAAAAATAAATCGGTTTTCCACTTAGGTTAGTTATTATTTCCTATCTTTGTCATGAAGTCATTCGCACCGTTTTACGGCTGTTTTAGCGTCGTTTAAAGGCTTTTCTATAGGTAATTAAACCTGTACACAAAAAAAGCCGCGCGTGCGGCCAGTAAATTAATCGTGAATTAAAGCAAATTAAACCTGTTTGTACAAAATGTTTTTTTCGACCCGCTGAGTTTATGCGTGTTATTCATCTATTAATCAAACTGTTTAACTCAATTCATTAAATCAAAGTATTGTACTTTTTGTTTTTACCCCCATAATTTTACTGAAACCATCAGTTATGACGTTCAATATAAAGATAACAGTAAAAGTACGGTTGCTTTCTTTATAAAAGATTCGCAATTGGAAAACGATCCAGATGCACCGCAAAACTACAATTTCAGGATTGTGTTGATCT